CGTGTTGTTGGGAGTGAAGGTCTTACCTTATTTGCAACTTTAGCAAACTCAAAGACAAGATTATCAAAACAATCTGACAAGTGAGTAGCTTGGCGTTGGTCAATCTTCATACGTTCAGACGATTTATCTTTTTTGAAGTCTTGTTCGATTGGAGTGTTACGAATAGAAACTATCAACCATTTGCATGACTGAGCATTGATTCTAATTTTAGGCAAATTAGTTTTAGTTTCACTTAGCAAATTTGAGATTGCAAAGTGTCTGTCCTTCAACTCGCTATCTTTACGATTGTATTTTATTTTATCTGAAAGCACAACGTTCCAACCTGCATCTTTCAATTGTGCGACAATGGCATTATATATAGTATGGTCGCCTGAGTAAGACGATTTGTTATTCCCATTTCGGTCGCCATATATAGTTACGGTTTTCTTTTTATGTGTCTGGTACTTATCTGTAAACTGTTTCACTACTTCGCTAAAATTTTTGTAACTGGCATCATAGAACTCATCAACAAAACGTATTTCAGTTTTGCTTGGCTCTTGAGCTAACAAGGCACTATTGAAGGCTGCATTGAAGTCAAATGATAACATCAAAGGTATTTCTTTTGAGTAGTCGGTTACTGTTGTGATAAGTCGGTTATCCTTATCTTCATAGTGATAACGCTGTTCATAACAATGCTTGTCTTCGTCAAAGTCTGGATAAAAAGAGTTCGGCAATTTGGTTAAATGCAAACGGCTATTATCTACTTCAACGGCATATTCAAGAGCTGTAAGCGACATTTTTAAACTGTCCAAATAATTCTGACCAAGTAGCTCAACATTCTCTTTTGTAGGAGCGTCCAAAAAATAAACCTTATCAGGTTTCTCTCTTGATAGCTCTTCATAATCAAGAACCCAACGACCTGATAATAGATAAGGCATTGAAGTATAAAACGCTTTACTCATATAGTATTTACTTTTATACAAGTCTTTTTGATTCCGAACACGAGGCAGTATAATCTTAGTAATTACATCACGTTTGAATAATGCAGCCTCATCAATATCTAAACTATCAACAGAAATACCACGCAAAAGCTGTGGACGGTCTGCACTTGCTAACTGAATAGTATAGCCATTAATGAATGTGACAACATTACCGTATTTCTTGGGGGGTTTGTGTGGCTTATCAAAATAAGATGGCGGTTTTTTGCCTACGACATAATGACCAAAAGTATTATTTTCGGCTTCTACTAAACCACAAAGGGTCCAAGCATTTATCATTTCTGGCAAAGTGATATTAAAAACTTGATTGTAGGTAAGACCAACAAGCAAAGATTTTGCTTTTGGCAATTCTTTGAATTTCATAAAATTCACAAGTCCTATGAGCGTGGACTTGCCAAGTGCAACGCCTGCAACGATTACTTTGTATTCTTGAGTCGCTTGTAAGAATTGATTTTGAATTTTATTGATATAAACTTCATTCTTCATCTTTTTCTTTTCTTTTATTTATAACTTGAATATTAGTAGTAAAAACAGGGTTTATATTTAACTGGCTCATAATCTGTTCATTGCTCAATCCTTTTTCTTCGTCATAAAGACCGTATAATTTAGCTGCTTTATCTCGTGCCGAAATTGCAGCTTCATAATTATCATTTTCTTCTGCTTTATTGGCAATCCTTATAAAATTCTCATAAGCAACACGTTTTTGGGCTGCTTTCATTGATTCTAGTGCATCGCCGAAAAGTTCTTGACTTTCTCTTACGACTTTATACGCATTTGCCTTGCTCATTTTGTAATGAGAAGAAACAATAGTAACGGTGTTTGAATAACTCAAACCTCCTTTTTTTCCTGCTCCCTGGCATAGCAATTTATCAGCAAACAAATACCTTTCAAACATTTCTTCTTGTTTGGGTATCAATTCACATTTTCCAAGCAAAAACGAACGATAAACATCTAGTTTATCGCCTTCTGATAAAGGTATCAAATCAATATTTGTATTTTCGGTATTATCCATACAACAAAAAACGTCCTATTATTCGGTAAATAATAGGACGTTTTTTTATGGTTATTTATCTATTTGATAATCAATCAAAATAGATTCTGGAAAATGGTTATCTATTTCTTCAAATGACATTTTCAAAAGTTCTTCTAAAGTGTCTGCCATTAACTCAAATTCTATAACATCAACTTCTTTATACATTCCATTTACTTCAACTTGATAATTAAATTCTTTAAATAAATGTGAGTAACTGAAATCTAAATTCATATAAGTTAAAATCAAATTATATTCCTTTAGTTTATTTTGAATTTGATTTGAAAATTCAAGAAACTGTTCTTTCATTGTGAGTAATTCATTCATAGCTTTATAGGAGGTTTAATATATTCTTTCAAAACAGAAAAGGAAAATCTATACTTCTGCAAAGAGCCTTTTTCGTCAAGCCAGATGCAAAATGCCGTTTGCTCTTCAAAATCAATATCTTCGATTGTCATAGGCACGTAATCATTTGACTTCAAAGCTACTACATCGCCTTCATTAAAATTTTCCATTCGGCAAGTAATTTAAGTGTGATTTATCAAATAAAGGGCGTGCATCTACTTCTAAAGTAGAAAGTAGTTTGATGTTATCTAAGCAAAGAGAAAGTTTTGTAGCTAACTCATCTCTATCAAAAGTCGGATTATATTCTACATAACAAATCAAAAGTTCCAGTTGATTTTGGATTTGCAAATGTCTATCCGATTTTGAAAAATGATTATCCAATGCGTCATGCATTTTGGATTTACAGTCTTCTCTATTGAAAATTACTTCATCAATAGGTACGTGTTTTGAAGGCTGCATTTTGATTGATGCAGCGTTTTGATTATCTTTGTCTACCATTTTAAACGTGGTTTATAGAAGCTCAATAATTTACGCTCGTCGAAAAGTTTGTAATTATTGGGCTTTCTGTTTATAAAAAATTTAATTTTCAATTTCTACATTTTTCAAATCTTCTATCATTTCTTTGATAGAAAATTCTAGTACTGCTTTTTGGGTTTCTGTAAATCTTTGTCCGTTTACTTGACGAGCCTTTACAGAAAAAGACGAACGGCTTACTCCAATTTTTTTTGCTAAAATTGTTTGATTAAGTCCCCATTTATAAATCAGTTCGTTTATTTTCATAAGGCAAATATATAAACATTTCGTTTTATAACCAAATCGTAACAAAACTTTTTTCAAAAAAAACTTACAATAAATTTTCATTAGCGAAATAAACTTACTATTTTTGGTTTTAATAATATTATTACTAACCAATTTTATTTATTCAATTATGAAATTATTTTTATTGTTTTTTGTTTTTTCGCTCTCAATAAGTAATATTTTTGCACAAACTGAAATGCCTGTAATATTTCCTAGAAACGATGAAGGAAAAGTTTTATTCACTGATGTTGTGCAAGTGGATTCTACTTTAGATAAAAGTACATTATATGGAAATGCAAAATTATTTTTTGCTAATACTTTTAAGTCTGCTCAAGATGTAATACAAGTAGATGACAAAGAAAATGGACGAATAGTAGGAAAGGGTTTTTCAGAAATTACGCTTGTTGCTTTATATCCTTATCAAGCTAAGATGTACTATACTATATCAGTAAGCTGTAAAGATGGTAGATACAAATACGAAATTTATGATATTTACTATCAAAATTATCCGAGTGCAGAATATCCAAACCCTTATAAAACAGATGCTGAATTTGTTTTTTCAGAAAAGCAGTATTATAATGGAAAAGGTAAAGCAAGGAAAGTGAATGAAAGACATAAAAAAGAAACAGAAGAGAAAATAAATATTTTGATAGAAAATCTAAAAAAAGAAATGCAATCAGGAGTTACAAATAATGATTCAAAATGGTAAAAAAAAAACGAGGTAAATTTACCTCGTTTTTTTTTATACTAAAATATTTTCTTCTGTCCAGTTGCTTTTTCCTGTCGTTTAGCATTTTCAGAAGTAATCGCCAAAAATGCAGCTTCTTTCATTTCGGCTTCTCCTTCTATTTCTGCCATATTATTTAGGAGCGTTCCTTCTTCAAAGAAGTGTTTCCAAGACCGTTTCATTGAACGTCCTTTTGTCGTATGCTTATCATACGCAAATTCAGGAACTTCTCGTTTTTCGTTATAGTGAGTTTCCCAAAAGTATATAAGAGAATTATCTACAACTCTACTTTTTTTGGCTCTACAAATCATCAAAATTGCGTGAGTGTAAAAAAGTCTTTCAGGACGGTTTTTATCGTCTTTTTTCTTTTTTTGAATAGAATAGTTTTGATAAAGAGCATTAATATTTGCAGCAATATTTGGCTCGGCAAGTCCAATATCTTCACTGGCTATAATTCGGATTCGCTTCCAAATATATTCGTCATAAGAGCTTTCAAAGGCTTCTACAGCCCAGTACATAGCTTCATTTTCTAATCCACGTCTTACCGATTTTTGAAAAGCACTTGAGCAATCGAAAAGAGAATATCCTTTTACTGTTGTTATTTTGTGCATAGTTTTTTGTATATTTGTGTCCACTCTTTTGATTGAATCATTAGAGTAATTGGTTAAGCCGTTCTAGGAGTAGAACGGCTTTTTTTTGTTTAAAAATTATTTTTGATTTAGTATATAATCGGCTGCCTTTTGTGCTTGTGCTGCTGCTTGAAAAAAGAATTTTTGATTTCCTTTGAGAATTGAAAGCCAACCATCTAAGTAAGCAGCCGAATTGTCTAAAGTCTTATTTTCAATTCCAGTAGTTGCACAAAGGAAAGCTGATGTAATTTCTGCGACTAACTCCTCTTTTGCATAGTCTGTTTTTGTCCTTCCAAGTCCTGATACTTCCTTTCTGTCAAGCCTTGATTTATGCCCTGTACTGTGAGCTAGTTCGTGAAAAAGACTAGAATAATATTCTTCTGAACATTCAAACTTTTCTATAATAGGCATTTTAACTATATCTGAAAGAATATTGTAAACACATCGCCCTTCTTCATTTACTTCTATTTGAGGGGCGTTTTGCATATTCTCAACAACTCCTTCACATAATTCGATTCTTTCATTTGGGTTTAAAATATCCAAGTGAGAAGCAAATTCTGGAGCTTCTAAACCTTCAATTTGGTCTAAATTGAAAACGCTATATTTTTTAATAAAAGGAACTTTATCAATAACGCCTTTTTTGTTTTCCTTTTCAAATACATTGTAATAAATAACGCTTGTACCTTTTTCGCCTTTCTTGACTTGCCCTCCAATTTCCTGTGCCTGTTTGTAAGTCATAAAAATTGGCTTCTCAAATCCTGACATTGATAAGAGTAAGATATTTATTCCGTGGTACTGACGACCATCGTAATTGTGTGGCAAAAGTCCACCTGCCCAAGTTTGTCGCCAAGGTGCAACGCCTTCTTTGATTTTCGCAATGATGCGCTCGTTTACAGCATCATAAATGTTTTGTTTGCTCATGATAATTGAATTTTGAGTTTTGAGTAATTGGTTTTTATTTTAGAAAATTGGTATCTGAACTCTTGATAGTGGCTTCTGACCCTGTTTGGTTCTTATCCACTTCCAAGAAGTTTTGAGGCTATCTGCAAAGCCACAATTTTCAGTTTTATTGTGTATCCAGGCATAGAGTAGGACACGGCGCAAATATTCATTTCTGATTTTGCGTTTTGCAGTTTTTGGGGTTTTTGATTGATACATTTTGAGTAATTGGTTTTTTTTGATAATATAAATATCCTAATAAAAAACAAGTTTAAAAAATCATTAATTCGTATTTTTCCACGCATTTATTACACGCTTTTTTATATGATTTTATTGAGTTTTTTATACAATATAAATATCCTAAGAAAAAGCAAATTAAAAAAATCATAATTGCCTATTTTATTACGCATTATTTACACGCTCGTAACGAGTACGAGCGTGTGAAATACATTTAAAAAGGACAATCTTCACTTTGTCCAATATCGCTATTTTGCTGCAAATACTGCATATAATAGCGTTTTACAAAGTCAGAATTGATTTTTATATCGTATCTTCTTAGAAAAGTATCAGCCACTTTTTCGGCTTCTAATTCTTTTGTACTTTGGTAAGATTTAACGCCTTTTTCATTGTTTTGAATGAACTCAACAATATCATCTGGAGTTACTCCCATTTGGTAAAATTCATTCATTTCAATAGCCTGTAAATCTAATTCTACACCTTCATTTTCTATAAAATTATTTTCAATTTTGCTAGTTAAATGAGCCTTGTCCGAGTATCTCAAAAAACTTTGCATTGTCGTTTTTTGAATAAAATCGGCTATTACATCGCTTTTAGTGTAGGTTTCTGAATTGTTTATTGAATAATATTCAGAAATAAGGGTATTTGCGTTTCTAATTTTCTGAGCAGAAAGTTTCAAAACCTTATTTCTAATTTTAGAATAATGAATTTTTTTGCCAACTTCTTTAGCAAAAGAAAAATATTCAGATTCTGATTTGAAGTTTCTTTTTTCGATTGATTGATTACGAGTTCCCATAGTTTTTTTTTATTAAATAATTTTGAGTAATTGGTTTATGATATAAGTTAATTTGTTGTTCTTATATAATATAAATTACGTCATAAAAAGCAGTTTAAAAAAACCGAAAACACAAAAAAAGCTACTCCGTTTTTGGAGTAGCTTTTGGCTTTTAGACTTCGTAAAGTCCGTTTCAATCGTATTTTTTGACAGAAACGGAGATTATTCTACACAATCAAGCGTTTTTATTTGAAAATATTTTTAAAAAGGTAGGTTCATTTTCTTCTGAAACTGGTGTTTTTTGCCTTTTCTGAGTTCAACGGCATTGCCAAAGTGCTTTTTGAGTATCTCAAAGTCATTTTCTTCAGCTGACAGATTACGAAATTCTGACAGTCCACCACGATTTGTAAACGTTTCTTGCTGCTCAAAACTAAACCTCAAATCACGATAGCAAATTCTATGATGGTAAGCATTCAATAGGCTTATCCAAAAATCTTCATTTGCTTTTATCTCTGGAATATAGAATAATTTTGAACCTTTCAAAAGTCCAGTAGCACAACCATTAACGTACCCTTTTAATTGGATAGGAGCAAATGAATTGTATTGCATCGGATTCATTGAATTAGAAAAGCCAAACAAATACGCACCTGCTTGTTTGGCTGAATTTGCAGTATTTTCTATTATGGAAAGTGCTGTTTGAGGTTCAATTACAGACTGTTCGCCTGGTCCTGCATACAGTCGTTTCATTGATTTTATATCATCGTCAAGCATAAAAACATTACCAAAATGTCTATAAATCCAATCCCTTTTCATCGCTAATCCTAAAACATTATCTGGGTGCGTAACGATTTCAGAAGTCGGATTATGTTCTTTGTATTCGGCTGCTTGGCTTTCTTCTACACAAATAATGCAGTTTGAAACTGCATATTTTGTAATAACTCGGTTTGCTCTTTTGTGCGAAGGAATAACTATTTTGAGGCTTTCCATAAACTTATAAATTTTTCGGCTGAAATTACTCTACTATTTGCGACTTCATCTTTTTTGTAGCATTTTTCTTTTTGCAACTGGAGAATTTCAGAAATATGCGTTTCATCAATTTCATTCGTACAAACAATAATTATTGCCGTGTATTTTTCGCTCATTTTTTGGACAATAGGATATTCGGGTTCTTGACTTTCATCGTCAAGATTTATTTCTTTTTCTTCTTCGATTTCAATATCTAATCCTAAACCACTCAAATCAATATCATTAAAATCGGATTGCAAAATTTCTTCAATCCAACTTCCTTCATGGATATTGGAGTTCAAAATAATTTCTTTTCGTTCGGATTCTGTCAGCTCACGAATTGGAACACGAACATCAATCATTTCTTCTCCACGTCCAAGCTCCATCAGCGCAGCATGTCGCTTATTAAAAGTGAGAAGAATGTTATTTGTGTCAATTGTCGCAATCTCAAAAACGCCTAAAGAAGTCAGTTTTTCTTTAAGACGTTGTTTTTTTTGAGTCGTAATGCGTCCAAACGGATTTTTTTCTAAAGGAATTAAATCCTTAATTTTTCGTTTTTCGGTTGTCCAGTTTAGCATTTAATTTTTAAGGATAGTCATTATAGTTGCTATCACTCCAAGTGCAACGACAATGAAATTTATAGCTATTACAATACCTGCACGTCTATTTTCAGACGCAATAAGTTTATCTATTCTATCAAATAGGTTCTTTTTATCAGCTTTCAAATTAGTAATATCATTTTTTAAACCTCCTGATTTATTTGGGTCTGAACCCCAAACTTCGTTTTGAACTGTCAGAAGCGAATTTTTTATTTCTTGTACTTGATATTCTTCTAATTTTTTTGAAAGCTGCGTAATTTGTTCACTCTGAACGCCTTGATTTGATAAAACGGTTTGAAGCATTTTCAATACTTCATCGTTTTGATTATTCATTTTTTTTATTTTTAAGCAAGAAAAATATAAAATCAACTACTAAAGAACCTATCAGTAAAGGAAAAATAATAGAAGCTACTTTTTCATTACCGAATGTTTTAAATGTTAGAAACATAAATAAGTAAACACAACATTTACTAAAAGATGCAATCATAAAATCTTTCATAGTATTATTTTTTAGTGAGAATTATTCGCCCTCCTCAATGATTTTTTTAAGCTCAATTTCTTGTGCTTCTAATATTAGGATTTCGGTTTCTAAGTCTTGCTTTTTCGTTTCTGTTTTGGCTGCTTTTAGAGATTTACGACGACGAGAAAGTTTTGGACGTAATTTATTTGTAAGTTCAGTTTGTGCCTTTCCAACTGAATAAGATTGTGTTGCTGTACTCAAATCATCGTTTGTCATTTTGCCCGTACTCTTGTAAATATCAATTTGTAATGATAAATTGATACGCTTTTCTCTTTGTGCTAAAACGGTTTGAGCGTGCTGTTCTCCTCCTTTTGCATCATTTACATAAAGATAATTTTCATTTCTTATCTTCATTTCCTGATTATAAGCTGAATTTTGTTTTTGCACTAACTCACGAAAATATTCATCATTTACAAAATCTTCATCAGAAAGCAAAGTTTCATTTTGTTCTACTTCCTTTTGAACTTTTGATAAATCTTCACTTGCAACAATTTCAACGGCTATTTTCTTCAAATACTCTGGACTGTCCAAGAGTTTTTCAAGTTCATATTTCAATTTTTCAGTTGCTTTTTCTTCTCCTTTTCTGCTTATCCAAGATATAACAGAACGATTTTTACCGAATTTTTCTAACAAATTTAGTCCTTCATTGAAGGACCAATTTGTTAAAATATTTTTTATTTGTTGTTTCATAGCTTTTGGTTTTTACTTAGAGTCTTGAGCATTTCAATAAGACGATTATCAGGATAACAATCGCTTTTATCTTTACGATAACTCGTATGAGAATAAATGCCTGCTTCTCCATTCAATGCGTTTTGAGATAAATCCCACATTTGAGAATTATAATTTGAAGGAATGTTATTTTCTTCACACAATTGAGGCAAAAGAAGTGAAAGGCTTTCAATCTGCTTGTCAGAATATTTTTGAAAATGCTTGAAACCTCTATGATTGCATTCGACAACGGTTTCTTTTTCTACTCTCAAAACTCCAGGTTGAATTGCATTATTTTTCCATTCGCCAGCAATCCAATAATCATCGCCTTTTTTGACCAAACCTCCCCAAGAAACAAGCTCAATTCCTATACAAGCCTTATTCAAGTCTGTATTGTTTCTTGCTTTTATTCCTAAGTGATGCGCCCAGTTCTCAGACGGTATCAACTGATAAACCTTTCCATCGTAATCAATTACGTAGTGAGTAGCAACTCTTTGAGGGTCAAAAGCCCACCAATTATATACAGCATCTGCACCTCCAATTGGATTAGAAACAGTATGATGCAAGCAAATTTGTTTCTTTTCAGTAACATCATGCATATACTCTTTTGCTGGCAAATATTTTTGGCAAATCATAATTTTCTCTTTGCCTTTTTCAATAGGCTGCTGTATAATAACTGGAGGGGTTTTGACTTCTTCAACGGCTTCGTCAGTTCCTTCTAAAAATTTGAGTTTTCAGCTTGATTTTCTGCAATCTCACGTTTTAAAAATTCAGCAAGCTCAACAATTCCTTGTTCACTGGCAATATTCAGAACGTAAGCAAATGCTTCTACATTTTCAGGAGTCAAATCAATTTTCTTTTCTTTGATTGCATTAACGATGTTTTCAATCGTTTCATCAATTTGAGAATCGGCAACTGCTGTACCGAAAGAAAAAGCTGTTTCAACGAGTTTACCAAGTTTGATGTATCGTTTAATTTTTTGCCAAAAGTTCATATACGTAAAATTTAGGTTTTGTAATAATTATCTCTTACAAATATCCTATTTATACAAGCCAAATTTTAGGACGTTTTTTTTAAGAGAATGAAGCACGTTTTTGTACATAATTCAAGTCAGAATTATAATCATTCATTTCATTTGGATTTACACGAGCCTGTATTCCACGATTAAGAGTAGAATTTAGATTTTGTAAGGTTGCAAACATCATTTGCATTCCTTTACTATCTCCTTGAGACTGGCTTGGATTGATAGAACTTGATGGAATGTTTGGCGTAGTGCTAGTAAAACCTCCATCAGCAAAACCACGAAGTCTTACATTTTCAATATTTGAAAACAAATCTGGGTATTTCTGAACCATCCACTTTGGCGAAACATATTCATTGTCATGAACTACTCCAACTGGATAATGACCAGTTTCGTCACGCATTCCATACCCTGAGCCTGTAAATCCTCCTTTTGCAAATTTCTGTTCTTTCACTTTTGAAACTGCAAAACCTGCCCTACCTGCTGCAATGGCAGTTTGAGCAACACCAATGGCAATTCCTGCACCTGGTATAAGTGCATTTAATGGATTAGCATTTGCGTTTTTCCAAATCGCTTGAATTTCTTGAGCAAGATTTACGGCAATTTCTCCGATGGCAACGGCTTTATATGCTGCACCAAACTTTTTGTTTTGTTCGGCTGCTTGCTGTAAAAGGTCGGCAGAACCTCCCAAAAGTTCTTTCGAATAATCAAATGCAGCCTGTTGTATTGCTGCTTTTTTGTCTTGAAATTCAGTTTCTGCATCTAGCTTTTTTTGTCGATACTCTTCTTCAATTAGGAACTTTTCATTTTCTGTCAAGTCTAATTGTTCCAGTTCAATTTCCCTTTCTAATTCTGCTTGTGCAACTTTTGCATCTAAAATAGCCTGTGCATCACCTCCGTTTTCGGCAGAAGTAACGGCATTACTTGCACCAAGAAGTTTGTCGGTTTTGGCTTCCTCTTTTCGTTTGGCTTCGTCTTCCTCTTCTTTTTTGATTTCTTCCTTACGATTTTTTACGAACTCTTGCCAAGATTTATCGTCGTCATCTTGAGCTTTTTTATTGATTGCAGCAATATCATTTTTTAATTTTTGCTCAATCAAAAGTATCGTTTCTGCTTTTGTTTGTGCTGAAATTTTACTTTTTTGAACAGATATTTTTTCCTGTTCGGTTGCAAATTCAAGACTTTTTATAGAACGTTCTTTTTCATCAGCAATCAAATCAATTTTTCTTTTTTGATTTTCAATTTGAGCCTTTTTATTTTCGGCTGCAACTTCTTGATTTGTTTGTCTTTGTGCTGCAATGGCTTGTTTTTTACGGTCTTCTTGCGCTTTTTTCTCTGTATCAGTTTTACCTTTTTCTTCTTCTTCTTTCTTTTTGGCTGCTTCGGCTGCGTCCTTTTTGGCTTGTTCGGTTTCAGCTTTTTTGCGTTGGGAACGCTGTTTTGAAATGGCATCTTCTGTTCCAGATAGTTTTGAAACGTAATCTATTGCATCACCAAGAAACCCTACTAAAGATTTTACTCCAGATATAATTCCATCAACAACCGTAGTAAAAAAACCTCCTTCTTCATAAGCAGTTTTGAAAGCATCAGCTAAGAAAATTAGACCTTCAATAAAACCAGAAATTATGGAAGCCGTATATGTAAAAGCCTTTTCTACAAGTTGCATAGCCATTGCCATACTATCAGTTTCATTCGAAACAAAACCAAGAGTTTTTCCAATATCGAATAATTTTTTAAAAAGGATTTCGCCTTTGTCTGCTATTGCTCCAAAAATTTCTACTCCTTTTCCTAGTGCAGAAAACAAAAAAGTCAATGCTTTTTGAAAAATAATAGTTGCCGTTGAGCCTGAACCAGTAAAGGTTTTTGATAGCTCATTTAGTGCAGCTTCACTTTCTTGGGTTGCTTCGTTTACGGCTTTTTGTTTTTTGCCGTAATCGTCAAGCGTATCCAAATTCAAATTCATTGCTGAATCTAATTGCTTTACAATTTCTTCATAACCACCTGCGTCCTCGCCTGCTCCTTTAAAAACATCGGCTGTGATGGTCGCTAATTGTGTAGTAGAAAGACCTAATTTTTTACCTTCATTTTGGATTTTGTCGTAGGCGTCCTTTACAGTCAGTTCGCCTGTATTCAATCCTTTTGCAAGTTCGTTTGTGAAGTCTGCACCAAAGGCACCTGTCAAAGCATCTTTTTGAGCCTTCGTCATTTCGGTTAATGACAAACCTAATTCCTTAATACTATCAGAAAGTTTACCACCAAAAACACCTCCTTTGACTTCTTGAGTCATTATTTTTACGGTGTCTTCTGCTGAATATCCTACATTTTTAAACTGTACTGGATATTCTTTTAATTTTTCTAAAAAATCGCCTTGAGCATTTGCACCATTATAAAAGCCTTTTTCAATTAGTGTAAATGCTTCTTCGTGCGAAATACCCATTTGTTTGGCAAAAGCATTACTCGCCAACATCAATTCTTTTTGGTCTTCTCCTGTTGTTTTGGATAGAGCCGAAATTTTGACAGTCAGATTATCCAAATCTTTGCCTGCAAGACCTGTTAATTGACCAACTTCTTGACGAAGTTTGTTAGTCGCTTCTATACTATTCCATAATTCTTTTGTCCATTCGACAACCTGTCCAACGGCAAAAAGTGCAGCCATAGGACCTAGTAAAGTAGCAATACCACCTTTCATTTTATCAAACAAACCTCCACCGTTTTTTACTTCTTTATTGACGGCTTTTAATTTTTTGGTTTGCTCTGAGAAAATTTCATTTATTCCTTGAAGTTGTTGGGCTTTTCGATTATATTCTTCTGTCCCAATAGTAAGAAGTTTCAACTCTTTATTTAGAGTCCTCTTTTGGGTTTCCAATTCCTTTAAGGTCTTACCTGCTTTCAGTCCGTTTATTTCAACGTCAATTTGGATTTTATCTTTTTTAGCCATAATACAAAAAACGTCCTATTATTCGGTAAATAATAGGACGTTTTTTTTTATTATATTTGCACTATGAAACGACTAAAAAACTTTTTCAAAGACACTAACGAATGGGGCGAACCCAAACATTTATATGAAGACTATGAAGACTATGAAGATAGACGAAATAGAAGGTTTAGTTATGGTTTATTTTTTGGTATTATTTTCATTAGTATTTTTGCTTTAGTCAAATATATTTATGAATTATTTATGTGATTGTTATAATTTACCTGTTAAAGCATCTCTAATAATTGCTGATTGTTTTTCAATTAGAGTTTCAATTAAAAAATCTAGCGTTCCCCAAAAGGTTTTTGCATACCATTTTTTCACTCTTCTTTTTTGGTCTGATTTTCCATTATCTGACTTTGAAACAGCAACTCCCCAAGCTATTCGGTCAATGGCTATATTTTGGGGAACTTCTGAAATTGATTTATTTTTATACCCCGGTACGGACTTAAAAGAATTTAGATTTTCTTTTACCCAACTTTTGAAACCATACTTTGAATTTTTTGAAGTGAAAGCAACTGGCATCATAGAAGTGCTTGAACTTATACTTTTCATATCAACAAACCTTCCATAATCAGCAAAAGCAACTGATAAAGTATTTTCATCTGTCAATTCAGATAAAAGAGATTTATAAAGTTCGCCATCTGCTGAAATGCCTCTATATTTCATTTTTGCTTTTAGCCTTTTTTCGACTTCTTGTCTAAACTCTATTAGAGATTCACTTACATACTTTTTGCGTTCTTCTTCTGTAAATTTTTTCATTAATTTATGTGATTGTTATATTCTAAATTGAGTAATCTGAACGGGTTCAACGCCTTGCAAGTCTATATTTATACTTGCTTCTGTCGGAACATACGTAACTGAATTGACACGAATAGGCTTATTTATGTCAAAATTGAGTATATCAGTAACCGTAAACAAAAACTCTGAGTTGTATTTTTTGGTCGTTTCTTTGGCTTTTATGAATTTAATAAACGTATTATTATACAAAAAACTTGGGTCTAAAAATAAATTTGGACTTTGAGAAGGTGTAAAATTTGCACTTTGTGGAAAGAAACCGTTTGCATTCGGCTGTAAGCCTTGCCAAAAAACAAAACGTAGATTGTTTTCAGAATTCGGAGAAACATAAGAAAATTCTTCAGAATCGGATAATTGTTTACTTGCTACGCTAGAATTCAATTTAGAAGTAAATATCGTATTATTTAAAGAAAAAGAAGTTGCCAAAGTTGAAGCTCCTAGCTCAATTTTTTCAATTCTTAAATTTTGATTTTCAAAAAGTGGAAATGTTGAAAGAACCCCATCTGGAAAAGTGATTTGATAGTTCGTTTTCCCATTTATCGTTTCTCCTGAAGTATGCTTACAAAATTGTTTAGATAAGTCTTGATAATTCCCTACTTCAAAAACACTTTCTTTTTTCACAAAAATAATTTTATTTTCTACTTCATCATATTGAATTGAATAATTTAATATATCTGCAAGTTGTCCAAGAAATGCACGAATTGAAATATCTGGCAAGTGATTTTTAAAATCAATTTGATTTGTAAGGTAGAAAGCATTAAAAGCAAATACATTTATAGTATAATTATTTACTATTAACATTTTTTGAAGTTCTGCATCTGTCATAAAATCGCCTTCAATTTTACAGTTACAAAACCCTTGTATTTTTTCTAATACATAACGAACAAACACACAAGGAACAAAAGGATAAACCGTATTTGGAGCAATACTAGCTACAGCATTTTCATAACGATTACTTCCATATACATATTGATTTATATATCCTTCATAAGATATATTTTCAAAGAAATTACTCGCCAACATTTGAGGGAAAGCACATGCATCTGTCCAAGTGTGAGACACTGAAGCATTTACATATAGTTGCATTGCTGAGGAATTATCAAAATAACTCTGATTTGTACCAAAATTAGTACCAGTAATTACACTGCCTAAATCAAGACTTTTTAAACTGTCTTCCATTCTAAGAAGGAAAATTGAAATATCTGTAAATACAGTAATTTTATAAGTGTCTTTTTCCCAAGATAAAATCTCTATCGTTCCTTTTTTCCAAGGGAGATTGTATAAATAAATTTGGCATTCGTGCAACGCTTCATTATTTTGTATTTCGGACAAAGAAACATATTGAAAAATGCGTTCATTTTGGCTAGTTCTAGGAATATCGAAAGGTAAAGTATGCGAAGAAACGGCTCTTTCGTTCTGTTCGAAAAAGTCGCTTTTTATTTTGAAATTTACTTTTGTACTTGGGAGTAAATCTAAGTACTTACTCCCTACTTGTATTGCTATCATTAGGTTGGGCAATGCTGAATAAATTTATAATTTCCTGTCGGTTGTGCAGCTTCTGGGTTTACTGCTCTAACAATAGCACGATTATTTAATAAAGCCTGTGCAGCCGTGAATTTAAAGTAAACAAGTTGCTTAAATAATACTGCTTGTGAATATCCACATTCAGATAAAAATGCAGCCGAACGAGTCGGAATTGCACCTTTTGAAGTATTTATAAACTGGTCGGCACTTGGATAATTATCTGTTGTATCAAAAGGACCTCCATTTGCAACTGTCATTCCTGAAGTTGCAACACGAACTCCATTATGGAAAATTTCAAATTTTGTAGGCATTAATAAAGGGTCGACATCTATACAGATTACTCCTCCTCCACTACTCAAATCAACATACCATTCTTTCACTCCAAAGCCTGCTGAACCTATTGTGGTATTACAAGCCAAACGTTGCATTTCTGGCACTTCGGGGTCAACTGGTGGTGGTGGTGGTGGTGTGTCGCTTGGTGGTATTGCTTCTGGCATAGGAACAATTTCGCAGCATGTGCAACATTTGCAAGCACTCAAATCAAGCTGTAAGACTGGAAAATCAAAAGCGTAACGAAACTCAAATTCAAAAGTATGTTCAAATCTATCTAGTTCGTCGTAGATAGTTTGCTTTTGAGTAGTTACAACAACTGGAAAGAATTTACCTACTCCGTTTTTGATACGATATTCCCAAACTTTTTCACTTAATAAAAAATCTTTGAGGGCGTTTACTTCATCACAATTTTTATATCCTATCGAACTTTTTACAAGTTCTGAATAAGAAGTATTATAAGTAGAAGTAGAACCGTGATTATACATCACGCTTCCTTGACCAGTATAATTAAAAGGTAGATGTTTTTCTGCAAAACGTTTTGATATTTCAATTTCTGACAAGTTTTTTCCTGTTGCCGTTAAGCTGTCCATTCCTCCCTTACTATTTTCATATATAAAGAATTTACTATCACAAAGAGAAGTATCCATCGTAAAAAATCTTGGCTTACTAATCGTTTGAGCATTTTGGTCAATTACATAGCAAGTATAAGATTGGACATTTTCAGGTAAATATAATTCTTGCAATCCTAGCATAAAATAACCTGCACTAAAACGTACTATTTGTCTTCTTGCATTAGCCGAAAATTCATCTGTGTACTGCACAAATTCACTTCCATCTTGCAAAAGAATTACGATTTTCAATCGAATACGAATTATTAAATTTGCTGGTTGCAAAAGAAAATAAATATACTCTATACTATTTGGAGCTACTACTTTTGTATCTGAATAGGTAGAAAGAAAGTTTCTAGGAATTGCATCAAAATAGGATTGTGAATCATATTCGCCTACATTCAAACCTCCACGCAAAAGCCACTTGGCAAGTGAAACGGTGTAAGTTTGTACGACTGGAACAGCTCCAAAACTTTCTGCGTATTCGATAACGAATTGAGGGCAAACAAGACTTGTAATTACATCAGGAATTACTGGAAAAAACGTATCAATAAAATCATCTAGCAAAGAATCTATACGAAAAACGGCATCACCGTTTGAGTCTGGAATAAGACTCAAAGGGGGCGCAACATCTTCATAACTAGAAGTGGTTTCATTAAAAACTTTCACTTTCACATAAATACGAATATTCGGTTGTGCAACTTCATCAGTTCGCAACCAAAAGAATATCGGATGTTTTGAGAAAGATAAATCTTTCGGTTCTTGTAAAACTGTTATTGCCATACTGGGTCATTTTCATCATACTCGTTACAAAGACTATTTATTACTTCAAACTCAAACCTCCAACCTGTGCAGTTGTCTGAAAACGTTGGCGAAACTACTTCGTAAGCACTTATAATTTTGAAGTCTATTAAATCGAAAAAACTGTCTTCTCTTATTTTCCCTACTAATTGTCTAATAATTAGTAAAGTTTCTTGCAAAACGAGCTGTTCGGCTTCGTGATTATCTCTTTCAAAATTTCCAAAAATTGTGATTGAAGAAGTGTACGTTTCAGTTTGATTACTAAAATCTTGATTTGCTTGTATTTCTGGATAAGAAATATAAAAAGCATAGTATTCAATATCAGAGCGAACAGCTTCTGAAAGCCTATCAATAGAGCCTTGAAAAAACGATTTTACTTTATTGTGAGATAAAGCAAGAGTTTCAAAATATGCTATAAAACTATCGTAATCAGTTATCATAAGTTACTTTTTTGTTTTTCTTTCAATTGATAATCAAAGCAAAGATTTAGGCAAAAGTTGTGAAATGAATAATGACAAGTATCATCGTAATTTCCATAAATGCCAGTTTCGCTTACACTTTTTATTAGTTTTAACCAGCCGATTATCAAAATTTCTGGCTGCTCTACATTTTGGTTTTCTTCATTTTCGCTTTTTTCCGACTTTTTGAAAAGTTCAGAATAACGGTTTTTTATTTCTTTTTTCACATTCAAAAACCAAAAGAACAAGTAAATTTTGTAATGAATAGGAACTAATTTAGACAAGTCCTTTACTCTTTTATCTATAAGATAAGCATTAAAACGCTCACGAATATCGCCTGAAAATTTGTGATCTAGTTCTTCTGGAGTGTGTGGACGTACAAGAGTAAAAAAGAAATTATCTAGTTTGTCATAATCGCCTTCTATGATTTCGCTTGCGTATTGGTCTGCAATGGCAAATTCAATCACACTAGAATAAGTCATATTTTCAACTGGAAAATAAAACATTTCGGCTTGAATTTCTAGCTTTTCAAGAATAGGCAAATCATCTCTATCATAGATAAAATCTAGCAAATTTAGCATTTCAAGAAGCTGTTCTTCTGTCAATAATCGTTTGAACTTTGAAGGAATATGAGCCAAAATTTGCAGTATTTTCCAACGATTTACATAATTATCCTCATCAAAAATCAACTTCAAAATATGCTTAAATTTTGAAGCTTCTATTTCTTGAAAATTTTCTGGACAAAAGAAAGTTTGTTTGCCTACAACGATTTCATTCATAGCTTTTATAGAAAAAAAGCACTATTTTTTGATAGTGCTTTTTGTTTTTTTCGGTTCTTCTTCCTGTAAATCAGGTTCTTTTTTGGGTTCTGAAAATTCTATATACTGACAGTTATTGTCGTATAAGAATTTCATTTGTTCTTGAGTCAAATTTTCACATTTCACACGTCCAATTTTGGCGTGTGAAATATAAAAATTTGATTTTAGTTTGCATTTATACATAGAAAAAAAGATTAAGCTGCAAAGGGTTTGTCTGCTCTTACACCTTCGTAAAAGAATGGTTTATTTGCAGAATCGTGTGTCCATTTTAAAGTATTTCCGTTTTTGTCTGCAATGCCTACACCTGTAGTACTTACTATTCCATCCGAAGGAAACGTTGCACCTTCATTACCATCGCCGATTACACGATAACGTCCTAACCTGTCGGGAGCTAGGAGTACAAACTCTCCGTTTATCTGTTTTGAAAGATGATCCTCAAAACTAGGATTGAAGCCTGAACGGTGCATTTCTAATGTATTCGTAAATGCTTTAGAGTCTCCTTCACCGACACTATTCATGGTAAGGCTAAACATATTTTTGTCGCCTTCCCAAACAGCCCATGTTTCGGCTGCGAGTAAAGTAATATCTCCCACTATTGTTCCATTAACTGCGGCTGGAATTGTATCAACATCTTTTTTACTTACAATATAAATACGAGATAATAAACCTCCCGGATTAGCACCACAATTTTTCTTAAAACTAACGGTAGTAATACAAGCAAGTTGATTTTGCACCACATCTGATGTTGCTGCAAGGCTTGTAAGACCTGCTGCGAATGCCGTAATCGGATCAGCCACAAAAGATGCAGCCAAACAGACCAGTAAAGCGAGAAAAAACCGAATGTATGGTTTCATATAATTTATGTGATTGTTATAATGAATGAATATTTTTTTTGAAAATAGTAATGACTTTATTTTAATAAAAAGTCATTCCTTTTAAAATTCCGAAAGGGGCTTTCTAAGGTTGTTCGTTTGTGAAAAATCCTGCAAGCATTGCAATCTGAACGCCAAAAGCGAACTCAGCAAAGAACTGTAACTTTTTAGGGTTGTTCCCTTGGCGAACTGTCAAATATCTTTGGCTCAAAGCATCTTGGTCATCTGCACCAATAACAATGTTTTCTGGAATAGTAAAGAAAATACGCTGAGAAGTTCCCATGTTAGCCATACGAACGATTTTGCACAAACCTCCACTTCCTTCCAAAATCATATTATTGTCTGCATCTACTTGAGGTGCAACGCCATTGTGTTCGACGATATAAGCATCATAATAAAAATCTGCAATCGTATGAGAAACAAAAAGCGAACCTTCAATTGAACGAAAAGGAGCTGGCAATGCACGATAAAACGCTTTCAAAACATCTAGTCCGTTTACTGCTGTAATTACTCCAGTAGTGAGCAAGTTCGCATAAGGCAATTTATTACCTACTGTCGGTACTGCTGAAATATTATCAGCCGTAATTTCATCAGCAATAATTTTCAAAAGTCCATCAACAATATCATTTGCTGTTGTACCTGCTGCATTATATACACCGTTCATAATTGCATAAAAAACATTCTGCTTTGCAACCATCAAGATTTTTTCTAAGAAAAAACGCTCGTAAGGGTGTTTTGTAGAATCTACTTTATTTTGCATTTGCAAACCAATATAAGTAGAACGATATTTTTCTGGAGTTTCTTCCAAAGAAATTTCACTTTTTCGTAACTTCAAAACACGAGGCAAAAGTTCGCCTGCAACTTTTGGAAGCCAATCAGGCTGCCAAGGTTGTATAACATCGGTAACTCTCAATTCTGTCAAAACAACTTCATCTCTACCTAATTGTAAAGAGAAACCGTATTTTGTCATGAAGTCTGCGCCAATAGTTGGCAATGATAACATTTCAGTTTTGTATTCTCTACAAAAATCTTGAAATCCTTCAAGACTGGTAATATCAACTGCATCAGCCATATATATATAAATTTAATTAATTCAAGTAATAAGTAAGTAATCTAAATAAAGTAAACGTTTCGCTTACTTATTTATGAATAAGTTTTGTTTGAGCGTGAAATTCAGCAATACGATTGTACGAATTTTTTGAGCTTTTTTGAGTTTCTTCGCTAGTCGTTGGAACTGTCGGTTCGGCTGCTGGTTGTGCAGAAAGTTCAGAAATACGAGTTTCTAAAACTGCATTGAATTTTTCAAGTTGTTCGTTTCTTTCTTGCAATTTTACAATCGCTTCTTGAATTGAAGCAAGCTGAACATTTTCGGCATCGCTTTTTTTTGCTTCTTCTTCTGGCTTTTCTTCTTCTTTTTCGGTTGTTTCGGTTTCTGATGTTTCACTTACAGAAGCTGAAAAAGAAGTTCCAAACAGTTTTTGACCAAATTCTTTAAACTGGTCAAAAGAGCTTTTTTTATTAATATCAGTAGTTTTCATAGCTGATTTTTTTGATTTATTTTTTAAATATGTTTCGATAAACGGTTCAATTTTTTGAGGGTTCTGTTCAAGAAACTCAAAAATTTGGGGGTTTTCGTTTAAAAATTGTGTCGCTTTTACTGCAAAGGATTCAGAATTGAAAAATGATGCTGCACTAAAAAGGCTGTCAGTTGCTGCACCTTCGTCGACTAAATCAGTAGCTAGAAGTTCGGTAATGGTTTCATAAACTTTACCAGTTTCATTATCTTCAGCTTCTTTAGCCGTATAATAATCAGATAAAACTTTTTTGCCTTTACTATTATAATAGTAATTTTCACCTGGACGAAAAACGATACTAGAACCAAAAAATTCTGGGTGTTCGCTTGCTGCTTTTGTTACATAATTCCATAAATCGCCTGATGGCGAAACTTTGGAAGACTGTGCCAAGTGCAAATCGCCTATTGCTTGTCCGATTCCTTTTTCATTTTCACGATAACGGACATTTTCAAAGTTACCTAAGTAAGTCCCCAACGCTTCGTTTGACATATTAGGGTGTCCAAAACGGCTTTTGATTTTTCTTCCTTCTGCAAGATTTACAATATCCTGAATAAAAGATTTTTCAAGATGCGTTCCGTGTCCTTTCGACTCGCCTTCTTGGCACAATACGACATCTGTCAAAATGCCTTTTGTAGCATCAACATTTTTTTGTAAATCTGGAGTGTTTACTCTTTCAGATTTAAACCATCTTGTTTTTTCTTTTCTATCCATACTACAAATATAAATTGTAGAGTGGGGATTTTTTAGGACGGTTTTTTTTAAGAATATAAAAGAGATGTAGAAATAGGGAGTGTAGCTCCTTGGATTAACACAGGATCATGTGTCAATGTACCAGAAGGCAAGATTTTATTATCAGGAGTTATGCTATCAAAAACATATTTGTATTCGGCTGGTATGGTTTGTTTTAAATGCAATGCTGTTATTTCTTCTTCGGTAATCCATCTTTTGTTAAGTTGCCAAAAGTGCATATTTGAAACACATACATTATCACTAAAACGTCCTCCAAAATGATACCCTATTGCTGGAAAAGGGTCAACACTTGTGTTAGTACTCCCTAGTTGTGATTGTGGAGTTAGCTTCTTGATATTTATAAACATCTCAACATCAAAACACGCTGCTGCTGTACCTGAAAATGCTTTTCTGCGTATTCTAAAAGTACAATAAATAGGTCTTTGGTTGTTAGGTAAAGGAATTGGCACAAATTTATATTGAATAACCCCACCCCCAACAACTCCAGTGCCTGTAAAGTTTATATCCATTACAAAAAAATTCGAAAATCCAATATACAAAGCATTAGCCCCAGATGTCGAACTCTGACTTCCAAAATTACCAAAAATACATCTCGGAGTGCTTAGAGTTGTATAACTTCTTTCTTCTCCGATTTGCATTCCTTGTAGTGAAAATAACCTTGAGCCTGTTGGACTGTCTGGAACTACAAATTTTGTATTTGAGTTATTTGATTTTACAGAATTTGGGTTTGTAGTAAAAGGATAATACCTTTTCTTTCCAGGCTGCTCAATTTGAGCAACTTCATAATTACCACTCCCAAAATTGACATTTACTACACTATTAGTCAAAGGAACTGTCAAAGGAACTATATTTTCAAGATACAAATCTGCGGCATCTCCAAAATTAAGACCTGCATTTACATCGGCAAGCGTGCCTGTAAAATCTGTAAAATCTTCTCCAGCAATAAAATCAGAATTTGGACGCCTTCCATAAAATAAATTCGTGGAAATAGGAGAACTAACGTTTGTAGAACTAGAACCTACATTCGGCAAAGCAAGTAAAAAACTACTCGCTGCTGTTTGGTAATGTTGTGGAACAACAATAGAATTAGTCAAACTAATTGTTGCTTTTCCTGTTTCTATTAGTACTTCTGTAACTAACAAATCTATAAAAACACACTCTATCCAAACTTGAAAGCCGTTTTGAATATTTGATGAAATAAATTGAGCGGGATTCAAATAAGGCAAACTCGCCCAGCTTGGATGCGACTCGTCGACAGCCAAAGGGTTTGGGTTTACTTTAAACACAAACGAGTCTTCTGTCAAACCTCCATACATTCTAAAAATACGCTGTCCCAAATAATCCCAATTTGCTTTAAAAACAAGGGTACGGCTTGCAACCGTAAGCATAACTGGGATTACACTTTTTGGAGTTGGTAAATAAGGAGGATCCGCTGGAATTGGTAAACGAAAAGGCTTTTGTATTTCTGCTCCTTCTATTTCTATTGTGTAAATATTTTGATTGCCTTTACGTTTTCCTGAATTATAGGCAACTTTTACGGTTGATGGGTTGCATTTTTGACCAATTACACGAAAATTTCTATTATTGTCTTGTAGTATAACGATTACTTTATCGCTTTTTCTTAATTTATTTATTTCAATCTCGTTTTGTAAAGTTGCTTTTGCAATATCAAAAGTGAGTTTGTATTTTACTAGCTTTCCATTTCGGTTATTTTCTTCATTCTCTGTAAAAACAGCAGAACTACGAGTAAACTCATATTCTGCAAATTCAAAAGGCACAATAAAATTATCTTCTTTTATAAAAGTAAGCTGCTGTTCAGAATCTTGCGAAACATCACAAGCGTTTTGAATAAAGATTTTTGAAACGCCGCCAACATTGAAGCAAGGACGTTTGAAATTAGAAAAAACCATTTGTTTTTTAGTTGTTTTGAGTTAGGACAGATACGTACCTATTTTTGTCAATTTTTTTTCTTTTTGATTTATGTTTTGTATGTATTCTATACAAAGTCGTTTCGTCTATCATGTCTGAAGTGATTTTATAAAAATCACAAAAAGTCCTGATTGCTTGAGATTTTGAAACGCCTAGCATCGAAAACGCATCAATAAAGCTGAAGAACTTTTCTTTAAACAAATCATCAAAGAAGTAATGTCTGCGTGATATTTTTAGAATGCGTCCGTAATAATTTGCCATACGAGCGTTGAGTTCTACATTTACGAACAAACCTTCTTTTTCTTTTTTATCTATGCTTTTGAAAATTATACAAGAAGTTATGCTTCTTGCAAGGACGGATGTCTGGCGAACGTAAAAATCAGTTGTGCCGAACTCTTCGTGTAAAAAAGAATGTACATAAGGAGTTACGAGAAGTTTTATTTGTCGTTCGTTTTTCATAGTTTTTCGACCTTTTGTCTAAAAATATCACTTTGTAAATATACAAAATATTTATGTGATTTGTTAAAATAAGAGCAAAAAAAATGCCTTTATTTTGCAATAAAGGCGTTTTTTTTTGGAAACTTGCGTTTATACTGATGTTACCTACAAACCTAAAAAACGACTTCTAGCAGTTCAATAGGTTTAAACATCATAATAGGTTTTGGAATATCTGTAAATCTGTCTTTTACTAACACTTTAATTCCTTTTCCCATACTTCCAAAAAGTCCGTAAACCTTCCAATTACAAACTACACCATTTTTATCAGTATAATCTGAATTGCATTTTTGATAATCAGTTGATATTTTTGAGCAAGAAGGACATTGATATTCCTTACTTGGAAATTTTTCAAAAAAATCATTTTCTGTTTCAAAAATATATACATCTGATAATTTAGGTAAATTACACTCTTGAAAGTAATTTGTATAGTTGCAATTTCTTGACTTTGCAAGAATCTCTAATGTTTCAACATTAGATTTATCCATAACTTTTGCATATTGAGGAACTATTTCGCAAAGAAAGTTTACAGTTTTAACAACTCTTTCAAGTCCTACTTGCCCTACCCAACCGTTGTATATCTCAACAATTATTTTATTCATTATTTCAGATTGAACAAGGTCTGTAGGTAACATTGTATTGCCAAAAGGCAGGGCTGACGAAAGTTCATCAGCGTTTGAAATTCTATTATTCATTTGAGTTTAATTTAAGATTTGTAATTCTAATTCCTGCCCTTCGGCAATACCTATCCGTTAGTGGCTATTTTAGAAAGCTCGTGCCGACAAAAACGGTGTTATAATCCTTGACATTTTGCTTGAAACGTTTAGAACTTCACGGCAAGTTTCTTGAAAAAGATTGTAAACCTCATAAGCTAGTTCTTTATGTAAAAAAGAACTTTCATAAATTAATTTGTGAACTGATGAACTGACAATAGTATATTTATTATACCAAGATTTCTCATTAAATCTATCTAATAACTGATTTAATGGTTTGAGGTACTTCTCTGTTAAATTTGAAACAGATTGCATAACCTCAACATAATCTAACTTTTTAGATTTTAGAATTTTAATATCTTGTTCTAACAACAAAAGAGAATTATTGACTTTTGATTGACGTTTTAACAACTTCTTTTTATAATAATTTAGTTTTTTATTATTCATTTTTTCTAACAATTAAAGTGTAAACAAGAATTAAAAACAGCCACTAACATTAGCTTAGCGAAATTGGGCGTAACGTTTTGACACAGACATTTGAACATAAAATAAACTTTTAGAGGTTTAGCGAGTGAACGAGCTTAGAACTCCCACTTTCGCCAAGCCACACCGTTATCGGTTAGGCTAAGAAACTGTCGGTTGTGGATAATCTCCAGTTATCGACAAACTTTCGTCTAACGATTTTAAGAACTTTAAAATCTTAATTTTAGAAAAAAAACTATATCCATGACCATATTCTTTATCTGCCTCAATGTCTTTAGAAATTGAAGACATTAAATTTATATATTCTTTTTCTTGAACCGACTTAATTTCGTTATAGTCAAATTCTTGAACTCCAGAAAGTTCTATAACTATACAAAAACTAGACGGATTTTCTAGTATTTTAAAAGACTTAGTAAGTTCCCTTTTGACTTTTTTACAGTATTCGTGAATATTACAATCTTTTCTATATTTTACTTTTAACATAATTAAAAAATTTTGTAGGTTTTAAAAAAGCCCAAACCGATAACATTGGCTTAGCGAAATTGGGCTTAACGTTTTGACACAGACATTTGAACATAAAAAAAACTTTTGAGCTTTAGCGAGTGAACAAGCTAAGAAATCCCACTTTCGCCAAGCCATACCGTTATCAGAAATTTTAATATTCAATTTTAACACAAAAATATTTCATTGTGTCGGTTTGTGAGTAATTGGTATTTAAAATTTTGGCTAGTTCTTGAGCTTTTCCTTCGCTTTTGAATAGCACTTTTACTGGACGTTTACGCTTGTGGACAATAAACGCATCTTGAGTAGTCGTATCTTTTAGAAATAAATCTAGCGTTCTGTTAGTAGATTTATTTAGCTGCACCAACAAAGTTAGTGCAGCCTTATAATGCTTGGTTATTTCTTCTCTGGATTCTAGCCTTTGTATAGCCTGCTTATGATTGTAGCCAAAAAAAGTAGCTATTTCGGACTGCGTAAAACCTAGAGAAAGTCTAGTTTTTTTGGCTTCTTTTCCTGTCATCAGAAAATTGGAATTTGAGTTTTTGATATTTTATTTTCTGTTCGTTTGCACTTTATCCACTTCCAAGAAGTTTTCAAGCTGACAGAAAAATCACAATTTTTGATTCGGTTGTGATTCCAAGAGTGGAGCATCAGCGTTCGCAAATAATCATTTCGGATTTTGCGTTTTGCTGTTTTTTGGGTTTTTGATTGATACATTTTGAGTAATTGGTTTTTAAAATAAGTAAACAAATCGTTTACTTTATTGAGTGAGTAAATTATTTTGATTCAAATTTTCTAAACGAATAGTTTCTATTTTGCTAAGAGAATTTGCAAGCTGATAACGAAAATCATCTATAAAATATAAAATCCAATCATTTTCAGTTTCTAGCATCAAAGGAAGCTGTCGGAGCGCAATCGCCTGTGAAACCTTGAGCGAAATTGTAATGAATCCTTCTCCATTTGTTGTCGGAATTTCTTCAACATTGAAGTTTTTCTCTTTGTACAATTCGGCTAAAACAGAATATTGAATTGCTTTTGGAGAATCTAAAGCTACATTTTGAAAACAAACGGCTTTCAGTTGGAATCTCAAAATTTTATGCTCGTGTGGTGTGAGCTTTATTTGAATTTGATTTGAGTTGCTGACTTTAATTTTCATCGTATTTTTTTTGAGATTATAAGACTAGAATACTGCTCAAAATAATCGTCTAATTCAGCTTTGTTTTGAGCATTATCAAACGATTTGTTAATTGTCTGCTTTACAACTGCGTCCATATTAACATAATTGAATTTGAAATACAAAGTATAAAGCTGTTTAAACTTTTCATCTCTATAATTCTCTATCCATGTTTTTTCAGGAGCTTTTTCAATTTCTGGAGTTTGAACTCTTCCTTGAGAATTTGTAGTCAGTTTTGGAGTTCTGCGAAACTCGTTTGTTTCGGCTGCTGATGATGCTTGGGTTTGTGGCTGCGTTTGAGTTTTTGGCGTTTGATAATCAATTTTTTGATTTCTGTCTTGATTATCTCTTTTGAATCTTCCATCAAAATCAAATTTTTCACACATCTCACGATAATACGCTTCAACTTGACCTTTTGGGAACGCTCCTTCTTTGAGTTTGTGCGAGCAATAATTCCAAAGGTCCTTCTTGTCTACAAAATGTTTTGTTTTATTCATTTCGGTAAACTTTTGCTTTTCAGGAACTTTTATCATCATATCAGGCTGCTCGCCTGTTTTGATGTATTCATAAGCCTTTTCTAAAAACTGCTCAACGGCTCTGTCGCCTAGCATAATTGGCTCTAATTCGTAATGAAAAGGGAAAAGAGTAACAACAACGTCGTGATTTGTTCCAAAAATATCACGTTTGCGAATTTCCATAAACTCACTTTTCGTATGATATTTCGAATTGAGCCAAATACGAAGAATATTTTTGATTAAAAGTTGGCTTTTATCTTGCATTTCTGGCAAATTCAAGCCTTTTGAGTAGCCACGCAATGGAGTAAATCTGTCTTTGAGCTTTATATCCCATTCATACGTTGAGTCGATACTGTCCCAACGATTTTGATTTTTTGTGAATCTTGACATATTTTTTTGAAAAATTTTTCGCTTTGACATGTACATGTACATTGAACATTAATTTCATGTACATCAATACAACAGGAACATTTAGTACAATTTTAAAGAGAAAATATGTTTTTGCTAAACGGAATAACAAGCGTTATCCTTAAAAGAAACCCTAACAGAATTTAGGGTGTTCTTTCCAATCTTGAAAAAATCAAGTTTATTTTTTTTGGATTTTTTGTCGACTTAAAATCCCGTTTGGCTATATTTTACTAACTGTTTTCTATTCTATATCTTAGCGTTTGATTTGAAAATTGAATAATTTATTTGATGTATTTCTGAGCAAAGTCTAGCACGATGTAAATATTAAAAGTGGCATAACAAGTAAGTAAGATTACTAAAGCTATTTTATGCCAGGGTCGGAGGTTGTGAAATTCTTCATTCTCCATAATGATTGGTATTTTCAATTTGATAGCCAATTCGGTTTGCGACTGCTCGCATAACTACCCGTTCTTTTGAACTATCAAAAATCAAGTGAACACAATTATCTTTTGCAGTATTTCCATCGTGGTGTCCTAATTTTTTAGCATCACGAACGAACTTTCTACGATTCGGCAAAGGCAAATCATCTGGAAAGATTATTTTGCAAGTGAATTTCTTTTGCCGTTCTAAATTATTTTTCATATCTTTGGGTTCTAATAAAAGCCTCTCAAAAACGGTAGACTTCGATAATCAGCCGTTTTTTTGAGGTTTTTTGTTTTAAAATATATTTTTTTGTCTTACTTCTGGCTTTTCCAAAAGTGATTTTTCTAAAACATCTAAAGAAGTATCTAGCATAAGCATATTCCAAGAAATATAATTACTAGCTATTCCTTTCTCCTTTACAGCTTCATTTCTACGTTTCAAATCCTGCTCACAAATTGCATTAAATTCATACAATCTAGTTTTTGACATATCAGATTGAGAAGGTAAAATTTTGCATTGCTTTTCATAGTCTTTACAAGCATCATAAAGCAGTTCCATTTCATTATAATAGAGATGAACTAAACCTGTATGAGCCATTTTGCTACGTTCAGCAAAATCAAAATCCTTTTTGAACATTTCCAACTTTTGAAGTAATAATTTACGATTGCTTCTCAAGTTTATCAGTTCTTTTGTACTAAGCCATTTTTTCAATTTCATATCCTGCGTTTTTAGTAGATTGGAAATTTGCTTCACGAATAAATACACGAGCTGCGTCAAATGCTTCTTCAGCGATATAGTCAAAATTGACGTTGGTCTGATTTGGGCAAAGTATATTCTGAGATACAGTGCGAATATAAATCTCAAAAGCCTTTTCTTTAACTTCTTTTTTTTCCTTTTCAGGATAAAAAGATTCTGGGCAAAGTGTAATTTCTTTAACATCATTTGTCATTCGATAATCATTTAAAGTTTTGGAATTATTATTTTATTGAACGGTTAAAATAAAGTGCTTACAGAATAAGCACTTATTTAATTATTCAATTATGAAAAATTGTATTTTGTAATTCAAACAAATACAAAGTAAATCGCTGCAAGTGAAGGATTCGAACCTTCTTATTAAATTTTACTAGTTGTGCCTTTTGCTCTTTTAGTAAAACCTATGAAACCAATTTCCTAATTACTTGCACCAGTGTTTTAATTGCCATTCTATCAAAGTCGGATGCCAAAACACAAAAAAGCCACTTTTCTTAAATAACACTAAAGAACTGTAAGACAAGTCCTACAAAAAAAAATAAATGCTTACAGTCCTTTCGTTTCTTTTGATTAGGATAAAAAGTAGTAAATCAAAAACTTACTACTTTCAAACTTCTATCAATCCTAACTTTCTTTTATTACTTTTTCTCAAAAACGTCAAAACAAAGTCCTTTTACTGTCAATGGCTCTTTTTCTCTAGCGAATGCCGTTTTTTTGATTTCGCTCATCTCTAAATTAAGAGCTTCATTTTCTTCGTCAAGTTCTTGCGTAGAAAGTCCTAATTTTTTCAATTCATATCTATCTTTATAAATGCAGTTGATACGGTTCTTAATCATAAGAATTCGTCTTGCTTCATCACCTGTAAGTTTTTCGAAGTCTTCGTCTTCGTATTTTGGTCTTGCCATTGCTTTAAAAATTTGATAGTTCAACACATAGAGAAAAAATTCTAAATCTGTTACGACATCTGTAACCATATTAGATAGAAACGGCTGCTTTACAACATTGCATTCTTTAAAATGCTCATCCATCTTCTCCTTTGTTTCAGAAGTCGTATAGATAGTAATTGGCGTTTTTCTGTCTATTTTTTCAGTTATCATATTATAAATATGCGTTTTATTGGAACAAATATTATATTTAGCCGTATAATTCAGTATATTTACAATAATTATTATAGCCTTTACTTATAATCCATACCCAAAGGTAATAATAATATTCTATAATCCAAAACTTTTATTAAAAATAATCAAATAATTTACAAATAATTTTATGGAACTACACGAAAGACTTAAAAATGCTAGAGAAACATTAAATATTAGTCAAGAAGAAATGGCTAATATAGTTGGACTTTCTCAAACTGCTGTATCTCAAATAGAGAACGGTGTACGAAAAAAAGCTAATGTAAAGTACATTGATGAGCTTATAATCAATCATAATATATCTTATGAATGGATTGTACACGGTACTGGAACGATGAGAAAAGAAAATACTAATACTGATAATGTTCAATTTAAAACTAAAGTTAAAGAAAAAACAAATAAAGAACAAATATTTGAAAGCAGAGAAGCAACTGAAATTTTGGGAAAAATTCTAAAACAACAAGAAGAAAACAGTAAGCAGTTGGATAAACTTCTTACTAGTTTATCTAGTGCTTACAATACAATAGAATTGCTTACAAAAAAATTGGTTAGTTCTGATAATTTGGAAAAGCTTAAAGCATATACAATGCAGCCAGTAGGTTATCAAAATTCTACTGCTGTATATGCTCATTCTTAATTTTTTAAGAATTGCTGCTTTGTAGGTAACGCAATAGGTTACGCACCTGCGAAAAACGTTTGTATTATTGTTTGTTTCGGTTTTTGTAAGCCCTGGTGGGCCCACAACCTAAGCATTTATCATATAAATTCTTAGAACGTTTTTTTTAAAGTGCTGCAAAGTAGCAATTCAATGAAGTTATTTAGTGTTTAGTCTTAATTTTTACAATTAGGATACACACTAGGTAACTTTTTTTTATTTAGGTTACGCAAAAGGTTTAGTATAACTTTGGTTCTTTTTTATTTAACAAAAATATACTATGCAAAAAAAAACGTTTAATAATGAATGTAGGTTTTTTAATACGAATAACTCGTACGAAAAAGTATTCTGTGTATTGTCGTATTTCGTTTGAGAATGATAAAGGAACTCCTTTTTCTGTTAAAGGAATTACTTTAGATAATAAACAACACTGGATCAATAAACGTGGAGAGCCTTTGAAAATTTTGGGAGTTGGTGCAAAAAAGAAAATGTTAATTCTGAACGAACTAGAATTAGATTTGCACGAAATTTTTGAAAGACAAAAGGCTTTAGGTTATCCATGTACATCTGGAGTAATTACGGAGCTTTATCTTGGCGACCGAAAACCTGCTTTGACTGCTCTTAGTATTTTTCGTTCTTTTATTGATTATCAGCAAAATAGGAAAATAGGAAAACCAGCAAAGGCAAAATATGAGCGTTCCTATACAGATTTTGAACAGTTCTGTAAATTTGAAAAAATTACAAATCTTGCTGCTGAAAATTTCAATAAAGTTTTGGCTAAAAAATATTTTCAGTTTTTGATTGATATTCCAAATAACGAACCGACGTCTTGGCGAAAAGTACGGACAGTAAAGAAAGCTCTTAATCTAGCATTCGAAGACGAAAAGATAAAAGAAAGTAAAGTTTCTACTTTATCTATTCCTGTAAAGAATGTAAAAAAGCCTTTTGTTTTTTTATTTCAAGATGAGCTTGAATTAATAGAAAACAGAACTTTTGAGATTGAACGCTTAGAAAATGTACGTATTTGTTTTCTTTTTTGCTGTTATACTGGTTTTCACTTCAATCAAATGACTATTTTTGATGCAAAGAAACACGTTTTTAAACAAAACGGTAAGGAATGGATAAGCACAAACAGAGATAAAAACGATGCTTATCTAGGCGTTCCTGTACTGAAAAAAACTAGAGAACTTTTAGAGAAGTATAATTATGTTTTGCCTGTCATCACAAATGGTAATTTTAATAGCTATTTACGAGAAATAGCCGATTTGTGTGGTGTAAGAAAGCATCTTACTTCAAAAGTAGCTAGAAAAACGTTTACTAATATGTGTCTAAATGTCTATGGAATTAGTAAAAGTGTAGTTGCTCGTATGCTTGGGCATAGCTCCGTAACGGTTACAGAGAAACATTACGGAGACATTGACCAGACTTCTATTATTAGAGAAACTGAGCATTTGTTTTAAAAACTAATTTCCCTTTCTGCTTATTTGTCTTTATTATAAAAAAATTGGTTTATCTTCTTCAACGTACTCTAATATACTACATTCTTCTTCAAAGAAAATTCCTTCTACATAAATCTCATTTTTATATAAGTTTTTAGGCTGCTGCAAAATTATAATTTTGTCTTTATTGCTAAACCTTCCTGTACTATTAGGTCCTATGTCTTCTTTCCAAAAGTTTTGCCATTCTTTATCATGAGTATTTAACTCATCAATGAAGGCTATTACTGTAGCTCTTACAGAAGGAAATTTATTTCTTAGTTCAGTTTCTCTAGCTAATAAGTCTTTTAGTTGCTGTATTTTTTCTTTTTCCATTTTGATTTTAATTTATGTGATTATTATAAAAAAAACAACTCACAAAAAGCAAGTTGTTTTTAGTTTTTCTATGCAAATTCTGTCGCTGCTTTTGCTTTAATGTCTGTAAAAACAGCAATCAAATCATCTAAACGTGCTTCTGAATATTCCTCAATTTTAAAATCTAAACCGTTCGGGTCTTTGATTTTTATTTTTTTGTCTTCTTTATTGAGCGTTGCAATCGCTGTAATTGAACCTTGAATACTTTGTATTTTTAGCTCTCTTTCATTTTGTGTAACTGCCATAATTTGTAATTAGATTTTAGAGTACGAAAATGCCATTGTAAGAATCATTATTTTTCCCTTTACAATGATTTTTGTTTTTCATCCAATATGCGTGTATCGGATATTTTTCTGGATTAGAGTTAAGAAACTTTTTTAATTGTCTAATATACTCTTGCCCTTTGTCTTCCAAATTTTTTAGAAAAAAAGAAATACCCTGTTGGTCGGCTTGTTCGTTTGCCTTTACTCCTGTATTTTCCTTTTCAAAATGAATTCCACCAACTGAAATATTTATATTTATATAGGGTATTGCTTGCATTAATGCCAAAGGTGCAACAGCTTTTTTGATGTAACCTAACAACACTTTATTTTCTGGAGTCAAAGAATCATTTGCTATTTGATTTTTTAATTCATCAAAAAGTTCTTGTGAAATTGTAGGAACGATATAACGAATTTCAATCAAATCAAATTCCTGTGCAACTATCTTAAAAAGACGACGACTTTTAGATAACTTTTGATACTTTTCAAATTCATCAGTATTTGAAATAAAGTATTCTTTGTAGAAAACACTTGCTTCTGATGCGTTCCACAAAGGATAATCAGTTTTATTTTTATCTAAAAAAGCAAGTAAATAATCTGAAAATCTATCAGCTTTTTGATAAGCTGTTTTCAAAGCATCGTTTAAAACCCATTGACGAACTTGAGAAGTTTGTTCGGCATTAGTTTCTTTTGTACCTGCATCGCCTGTTTGAATTTGACCAGAACGAATTAATTCACAATAGACAAAATAGGCTAACGGTTTTTGAACTTCTTTTAAAAGTTTCGTTTGAGCAACATTAAGACTACCAATATTATTTATTAAATCGTCGTACTGTTCCTGTCCTAAAAGTTCGATAATATGCTCCTGTTCGCATTGCTCAAAAACTGGAACAATGGAATTATTAGAGTAATTCTTATTTATTTGGACACCTAGAATTTGTTTTAATTCGGCTGTGTCTTGTATTAATGTAGGCATAATAATTTATGTGATTGTTATAGTGCGTTTGTGCTTCCTGTCGGATTTTCGTCAAGAGTAGTAAGAACTAAATCTCTAAAACCAATTTTTATTTCTTTGTCCCAACCGTTTATTTTTTTAGTCAGTTCAAACGGTTTGGTTACTAATTGACGTGTCTTGTATGTATATAATTCTGTGTAAATCTTGAAAGCGTTTCTTAGTTCAGAACCTTTTGAGCTAAAAGAACTATTCAAAATTACATTTGCTAAAGTCGGATTAACAGAATGCGCCGAACAAATGGCACTTGTAGCGTGTTCGTTGTCGGTTTTGTGTGCGTCGTAATTACTTTCATCTTTGATAGTTTCAATTATCCAACCGTCCATTTTTTTTCCTGTAATCGGATCAACTTGAAACTCTGAGTAAAATGCTTTTTGAGCGTTTTGCGTTCCTGTAAGCAACTCATCAATTTGTTGAAAAATAGCTTTCTTTGCTGTTTCTCTATCTTCATCAGTATAATTATCTTCATCTGGCATTGCTTCAATGAAATAATTTGATGGATATTGGATATGATAACGAAGTAACATAGCATTTTGCATTCCATTAGCCTTAAATTTTGGAATTTCGTTTGAAACTTGCATCCATAAAGCCGAACTATGCCAAGCTGCTGGAGGATAATATAAATAACCAGGGGTCGGAATAGTAGAACGCAAAAGGAATTTATTTTGCTTTTTTGTTTCGTCGTAATTGTATGCTTGAATTTGTGTCAAGTCTTTACTATCAATATTTTTATCTGAAAAATCACCGTAATAAAACTTGTCAATAATTCCTTTAGAATTGCGTTTTGCACAACGAGTGTACATAGCTTCTAAATGTTTGAACGTATCAATTTTGCCTAATTTAGTTCGAATAAATTCAGTATGTAACATTTCGTACCATTCCAAATCTGTTACGGCTTCTTGTAAATAACTTTCATAATCAATCTTTTCCAAAAAGTCCTCTATTTCAGGATTATTGACAAGTTCTTTTATTTCTTTGTCGCCTTCATAAATAGATTTATAAAGCAAATAACCTTTACCAATTGCAGCCGAAACTTTAAATTTTAATAAAGCTGGTGCAACATAATTACGCAAAGTAATATTTCTAATTTCTTGAGGATAATCATTTTTTACACCCCAATTAATATAATCGTTTGAAGTTTGAATTGCTTTTTTTTCTTCTTCAAACCAAGAAATCGGAGTTGCTACTGCACCTGATGACAGATAAGAAATATTCTTATTTACTTTAATAACAGTAGAATCTTTTTTGTTTTCAGTTTTGAAACCGATTTGTTTAGTTTTAGCAGTCATGATGTATTTGTATTCCTTCAAAAGTTACCAATAAACAGATATGAATATTTCTTGTACGCTCTCTTATATTTCTAGCATCTACATTTTCCAAAAGCAAAAGCCCTTTTTCTCGTTGTGAAAAATTATATTTTGTTCCTTCGGATTTGTCAGTTTCATAAACGCCCTGTTTTGAGTGTCTAGTAACTCTTAGTTTTTTAAATTCTCCGTTTGCTTTCAAAAAACCTATTTCATAGATTTTTCTTTGTCCATTTTCAGAACTCATATTTATTTTCTGCAAAACTGAAGTAAGTGCTATTTTTTTCATATTCAAATTTAAGCACTAAAAAGCCTATTTTTTAGGACGTTTTTTACTGTTATCAAAAAACAACCTAAAACGCTATAAATCAACTACTTAATAAATTAATTTATGGGATTTGTTATAAAATAACACACGCTTGCTTGCACACGCCTTAGCGAGTTTGCAATGGCGAGGGGCAAAAAAAAGAGTTATATGAATTGATGTTCATATAACTCTAATAGTTTGGGGTTGGTTGGTTATCGTGTCGTAGGGAGTGATGGTCGTACCTTATTTGCAACTTTAGCAAACTCAAAGACAAGATTATCAAAACAATCTGACAAGTGAGTAGCTTGGCGTTGGTCAATCTTCATACGTTCAGACGATTTATCTTTTTTGAAGTCTTGTTCGAT